GTCCATGAGGCTAGGGCTGTGGGTGATGTCGTACCGGTCATGGTGAGCATCAAAAAGAGCAAGGTGGACTGGCCCCTCACGCTGCGCCCGTGCCTCCAGCACCCCATACGTTAGAGAGTGATCTCCTCCAAGCACCATGACGTTCTCGTAGTCGCCAACCGCCCGGCTTACATGGTGCGCCGTCCGTATGGCGCTGGCATGGTTCACTGGCACCTCAGCAACTCGTGGATGGTAAAGACCCTCGGCGTTGCGTGTCGCCAGAATGGCGTGCGGCCCCTGGTTGGTTCCGGTCCCCTGGCTGAAGGGGACGAGCAAGATTAGAGGAGGTTGGGGTTTCGTCGGCTGGCTTCCCATGAGGCTCCTAGTAGTTCCATGCGCGTGGGCAAGAACTCTAGGTGAACGTCAACACCATGTAGCCACTGCCTCACCTCGTCCCAGCGTGAAGTGCGGCAGTAGACAAGCAGGTTTTGGATCTCTGCTCTGGCAACTTGCTTCCGCAACATCTCTACCCAGGACTTGCGCGCCTCGTCTTCGTCATGGGCGTTCGTCCTAGTGCGCGACACAATGTTTTGAACCTGAATGCTTGCCCAGGTGAGTGGGGTAGGTAGCGACCCTAGGGCGATGTCCATGAAGTCGTCCTCGGCTCTCATCTCCAAGTCGGGCATGACTCTGACTCCGGCCTCTTGCAAGTACCGCCCGATCCACCGCGAACGGAACAAGGCGTGCAGAGACAGAGCACGCGGCATGGCGTCCTGTGAGTAGTTGGGCGTGATGGCGTACTCAATCTGAGAGTTGATGGTTTTGGTCAAGTACTTCTTCGGGTTGTTCCACCAGCATTCAAAGTATTCATCCCAGGTGTAGAAGGAGAGCATGATTTTGCTGAGGTCGTCCATTCCCGATGTGCTGTCGATGCCCCAGTTGTAGAGCCAGTATCCGTCCCACTCCATGTCTCTTGTGGCACTCCCCGCCCAGGTCGTCAGAGGCTGGGGGAGTTCTTCAATCATCATGTCCGTCCGTAGCAGCGGGATGTCCCACTCGCCATACCCCGGCCACACCATGTCCTCTTTCAGAGTCAAGATTCCCTCTAGGTCAACCTCACCGTCGCTTTCGTCGGTGCCATTGTCACCATGGTTGGCGTTTGGCAACTCGGCCAACGAGTCGCCTCCCAGGAGTGCCCCTTCTCTAACAACGTGTGAGGTAGCCGCAATGTCGCCCAAGGTGTCGTCCATCGTGGCCATGAGTGCGTCAACATCGCTGGCGTTGTAGCCCGTTCCCACCACATCGTCCAAGCCTGACAAGAGTTCTGCCAACACCGTGTTGTCATACTCAGCAAAATCACTGGTTCGGTTGTCAGCCAGGACAATGCGAGCCGCCTCATCATCAGCAACATCGACCATGACTACGGCGATGGTGTCCCACCCCAACAGTTGAGCGGCTTGGTAGGTGTGGTTTCCGGCGAGGATCTTGCTTGTGCTTTTCTGCACCACAATCGGCTTGAACTGGCCGTTGGCTTTCAGTGACTCAGCAATGGCTTGCACATCGCCCTTGCGCGGGTTCTTGTCGTATGGCTGGAGTTCTTCCAGCGGCACCGTCCGTGTCTCAGTGAACAAGGCGTCGGTCATAACTGCTCCCTTTGTTGCCTGAAACGCAGGCGCTCCCGCTCAGTCATGGCACCTGCAATGCCATGCTGAAGGCTGTCCTCAATAGACCAGATGCGGCAATGGGCAAGAACCGGGCAGGCGGCGCAGATTTCCTTGGCGTCACAAACGCACTGTAACCGATCACAGCCAGAAGGGTGTTGGTCGCATCTGGTACTACAGCGGTGCTGGAAAAACAGGTCTGTCTTTCCTTTGCACGCCGCATAGTCAAGCCACTTGCTCTCCCACCACAGAGCATCCGTAGATGGCAATGGCGGCAGCGTCATAGAGGTCTTGATCGCCACCTGCACGGGCGTGGAGAGTAGGCCATCGTAGTTGTACGGCAGCGCCAACCTCTGGCTTAGTGGCGTTGCCTCGTCCGGTGACTGACTTCTTCCATGATGAGACATTGGCGCTATGCGTGAAGCACCCGCGGTTGTGGAGGGCACCCTGTATGGCCCCGGAGGTAAAGGCTTGCACCATGGTGGAACGGAACCCGCCTCGGCCCAACACCGGCCACTCTACAAACGCATGTCTGGGGATATTGGCATCCCATGGCAACGAGTCCAAAAAGTCGTGTGTGGCATCCCACCCCGCGGCACAGGCTATTGGACCGGCTGGCCCCAAGCGTGGATAGGCAGCAAGGTGAAACTCGTCTTCATGGATAGCCACAAACGCTGCTCTTGTAGAAGCAGGATCAACTCCCACCACAACGGCCTCTGGCACCCCAATCATCATGTCTCGCTATCCGTGCGCCAAATCGGCTTCAAGTTTCGCCATGGTGATGCGTCGGCTCCCCAGGTCTATGGCTTTGGCTGCCATCTCAGTGAACGTGCGGAGTTCTCCTGTGCGGAAACGGTACGTCTTGGTGCCTTTCATCACCACGCCGTCGGCCTCAGCCCGTTGCAACAGCATGGTGAGTTCCATCGCCCGGCTGTAGACGGCATTGGCGTACTCCATCAGTGCCATAGGGCCGGGTTGAACCGGTGGGTCGGAGTGCCCCAACAGCACACTGGTGTACTCGTCTAGTTCGTCTCTCATGGCTGTGACCGACGGGATGCCCTGCTCAACCCGAAAGTGCCTGACCCCAGTCGATGGCGTCTTCGGCGCTGACGGCGCTGAGACAGACATGGGAGTAGGGGCACTTGGTGAACGTCGAACCCTTACGGACTTTGCACTCATCTAGAACCTCCGGTAGTTCGTCGTGTTCGATGGCCACGTTCAGACTGGCCAGGATGCCAACGATCTCGTCAATCGTGCTCTCATCCCTGTGAACCTCCACTTCCAACCAGTTTTGTGTGGACTTGTCCTCGTACACCACCACCGCTTGGTCCAAGCCAGACGCCAGGAGGTAGCCATGCACCTGTTTGATATGAGCGGGGAGCGCACCATGGTTCTTGACGGTGCTGAACTGACTGGTCCCTTTCAACTCAAACATCCAAACATCTTCACCAAAGTCGCTCACCCCATCCATGGAGCCAGTCAGGCGGTACTCCTCCATGGCCACCCCAACCTCCACGCTGCTAAGCACCCCCGCCTGGAGCAGCATGATCTGCCAGCGGGCGTGCCTCCAAGTCCCATCGTTGAAGATGTTCTGGAGTTGCGGGTTGTACTCCTTCAAGCGGGGAACGTCGTAGTAGTCGAACACTTGCCTGCGCTCACACTGATACAACTGTGATGGGTGGAAGGCTCCGGCCCTGGTGCCGCCAGGGGCTAGCAATCTGAGAAGCGTTTTCTGCATCTCAGCATCAGCAACGACTACCCCCTCGTCATGGTTGGCTAGCCAGCCGGTCAGTTTGGGCGTGATCTTGCTCTGCTGCTTTGCCACCTTGGCGATCTTCTTTAGGCCACTCACGCCCGCCCTCCTTTGGACAACGAGCAGTACAGCACCATGTCAGCATCCCTAAAGCGCACAACGTACACCGGTCGTTTTTCAGCCATGGTCGCCTCCTTCCACAGCGAAGTTAGTTCTGTGCCCTTGATGGTGTGTGTCTTGTTGGCATCTTTGATCTCGTAGAGAGTTTCATGGTCCGACGCATCATGCTTGATTCGGAGCGCCCCCGATGCAGGGTGCGGCTTAGCCCCTAGCGATTTGGCCATGGCCTTCTCAGTCAGTCTCCCGTCCCGCTGTCTGCTTCCTGGCTGCCACGGGAACTCAAGTTGGCCAGGGATTTGGCCAGACTCTCCACCATGGCTGGATTGCTCGCCAACGCCTCCCGAAACTTCGCCCGCCCCACCACCGGGTCCATGGTCATCTCGTCTGTTGTCGCCCACCACTTTCTCCCTTCGTTATGCACTAGGCCGTCAATGGCCCCTTGCGTCATCAGAAAGCCCACGTTGTCAACCTCGCCACGGGCTAGATCGAAAGTGAACAGCACATCCTTGGATGGTGCAGCCAGTTTGCTCTTTTCCAATGTGGCCCGAATCTTGTGGGCCGTGACAACGCTGACGTTTGTCTGCTTGCCCTCAGAGTCATGGACCTTGGCCCCCTCTTTGACCTTGCCCGCTTTCCTCAGCGCCACCCGATGGCTGGCATAGAACGGCAGCGCCTTACCGCCAGGAACAGTTTCGGGGTCACCAAACATTTGGCCCACATTGAGGCGCGTCTGGTTGATAAAGATGACGGCTGTGTTGGAGTTGGCCGTGGTCAGTTTCCGTAGGCCAGTAGACATGAGGGCAGCCAGTCGGGCTGGTTGGATGGTTTCGTTCGCCAGCCGCTTGTTGGCCTCTGTCTGTGGAAGCGTGGCTGCCACAGAGTCCCAGACTAGGAGGTCGATGCCGTTACGAATCAGAACCTCTGATACGTCGATGGCTTCTTCACCCGACGATGGCGCTTGATAGATCAGGCTGCTGGTGTCCACGCCGATGTTCGTGGCCCACTCAGGGTCGTAGGCGTGTTCCGTGTCCACGATGGCACAGGTGCCACCCTGAGCCTGGCACTGAGCGATGGCTGACAGCCCCACATATGACTTCAATGTGGAGTACGCACCGAACAGTTCAGTGAACCTCCCACGCGGGACGCCGCCACCTAACAAGTAGTCCATGGGCAGCACGCCCGTTGGGATGGTCGTGACTCGCAGCGAGTCGTCCGACCCCAGCCGGACTGTCCCAGCGCCTAGCACGCTGTTGATCTCGGCAGCGATCTCCGTCGCCTTCATGCCACGATCACGCCGTCACCAGCAGTGGCCGCACCACGATGGACTGATGGCCTTCGTCCCGAAGGCGAGCCATGGTGCGAAGCAAGTCTTGGTTGGCAGCCAGATGGTGTCGGCCAGTGCCGTCCGTCAGCGCCCATCCAATGTTGGTGCCATCCTCATGCGAGATGCGGGCATCGTCTGAGGTGTCGTCCCACCCCGGTGCAACCGTGATCTCAGCCCCTTCTGCTTCTGCCGGAGGCGCTTCCACCGGCTTCTGTGCAGCCTTCTGTGCAGCAGCGATATGACCGGGGAACGGACCCTTTCCCTCGGCCCAAACCCCCTTGTGGTACTCACGCACCAAGGTCAGTTCTTCGCTGTAACGCGGGTCATGCTCGCACACCGACAAAAAGTGTGCGCCCGCTCGTGTCAGCGAGATCCTCCAAGTGCCATGGCTGGAAGTGTCCCAGCCGATGAGTCCGTCTTCCACCATCTTTCGGAGAACTGCATCTTTCTCAATCTTGGTGGTGCCGGGCTTGAACGTGTCGGGGAAGTAAGAGTGCAGCGTGCGGTAAAGGCGAGTGCGGCACTTCCCGTTGTCGTCAACGAACCGATGGCCGTACTTCCACCGAAGTATGGCCAGCATCAGGAGGCGGCTTCTCCCCCGATGGATGCCCTTGTAGAAGTTCTTGTAATCGAGGTTGGTGGTCATAAGTTTCCTTTCTTTTCATTCTGGGTAAACGGCGAGTGTCTTGAGCGCCCCAGCCTGTTGCAGATGCCGGAGTGTTCCTTTGAGAGTGCCGGTCTTCGACCACTCTCGGCCTCCTGTTACTGATCGGGCAGGGCACCTTGATACTAGGTCGTCAATACTACTGAATGGTGCATGGTCTGCGACACATTCTGCGGCAGCCTGTCCAACCCCCTTGACTGACTTCAGCCCCCGCCTCAATGCGTTCTTGGGCGGGTGCATGGTCCAAGACACCCCCGACTCGTTGATGTCCACGGGCAGCACTCTGATGCCCATAGCCCTGGCCTCCTTGATGTACTTCTGCTCTTTGTCCGACCCAGCAGTGGTTTCCAGCAACGCTGCATGGAACTCCAGCGGGTGGTGAACTTTCAAGTAGGCCATCTGATACCCGAACAAGGCATACGCCGTGGCATGGGCACGGTTGAACCCATAGGCAGCGAACCCTTCGACCAGCGACCATGCTTCGTTGATTTCGCTCTGGTCCATGCCCACCGTTTGGCACAGCCCCTCAAACTTCTCGCGGTTGGCCTGGAACGTCTTGACTGACTTATCCGCATAGCCCGCTATGGCGTGCTTCCCTTTGACGGCCTGCAAAAAGGCGTTCATCTCTGCAACGGGCATCCCCAAGTCTTTGAGGATGGCAAGCACCTGCTCTTGAAACGCCGGAACGCCATGAGTCTCCTGAAGGTGCTTCTTGAAAACCTCATGGGGGTACTGGACATTCTCAGGGTGTGCCCGATTGTGCAGGAACAGATCCGTGTACCCATGGTCACGGGTGGCTGGCCGGTAGAGGGCGTTGATAAGCACGAGGTCGGCCACTGTCTTAGCCTTCACCTCACGGCACCCCTGAGCGGCCGTAAACCCTTCAAGTTGGAAGATGCCCGTGTCAG